CTCTAATATAATCTCCCTCTCGAAATTAATCTTTATATTACTTCTCTAATAAGTAATCCCAAAAACAAAAGGAGTCTAAAATGACTAACAAACAATTTTTTCAAGAAGCTCTTCTTGAAGCTAAAGCTATCCGCGAAACAGCTTTGGTAGCAGCTAAAGAGGTCTTAGAAGAAGCATTCACTCCAAAAATTAAATCTATGATCGATGCTAAGCTTTCTTTAATGGAAGATAACATGGACGAAGTAGATGAAGCTAAAGAAATGGATGAGGCTAAAGCTAAGGCTGAAGAAGCTAAAAAAGTAGAAGAGAAAAAAGACATGGAAGAAGCTAAGGACATGGACGAAGCAAAAGTCGATGAGACCAAAGACATGGACGAAGCTAAACAAGAAGAAGGTTACGGTGCTTACGAGTACGAAAAAGGTAAGCAAGCCGGTGAAATGGCTGAAGGTGAATTAGATGAAATGGAATTAGACGAAATTTTAGCTGAACTTGAAAAAGAAGACGCTAAAGAAGGAGTTGATCCTGCTGCTGTTCCAGTTAATCCATTAAACCTTGAAGCTAAAGCTAAGGCTGAAGAAGCTAAGAAAGTTGAAGAGAAAAAGGTTGAAGAAAAGAAAATGTAAGAAGGCGACGACGAAGAAGAAGTTGCTGAATTAACTGTTGACGAACTTAAAGACCTTATCCGCGATGTATTAGCTGATGTTTTAGGTAGCGACGCGGCTGCTGAAGACGAAGTTGGAGCTGAAGAAGATGAAATCGAAGTAAGCGACGACGAACCAGTTTCTGATGACATGGAACTTGAAGCTATTTTACGTGAACTTGACAAAAAAGAAGAAGGTAAAATGGAAGAAAAGAAAGATGTTGATGAAGCTAAAAAAGTAGACGAAAAGAAAGAAATGGACGAGAAGAAAGACATGGACGAAGCGAAGAAAGAAGTTGAAGAAGCTAAAAAAGAAGTTGAAGAAGCCGTTAAGGTTATCAAAGCTTTAAAAAATGAGCTTAACGAAGTAAACTTGTTAAACGCTAAATTGCTTTATGTTAACAAAATCTTCAAATCTAAATCTTTAACTGAGTCACAAAAAGTAAAGGTAATTAACGCTTTCGACAGAGCAGAATCTGTAAAAGAAGTTAAGAACACTTACGAGACATTGAAAGAATCTTTCAATGGCGCTGCTCAGAAGAGCGCAATCAAAGAATCAGTTGGTTTCGCTTCTAAGTCTGTAATCGGTGCTACTGCAGGTCAACCTATCGTAGCTGATGATTTCGTGGCTAGAATGCAAAAATTAGCTGGTATCAAGTAAACAAAACAAATTAAAATTAAATTTTTTAACAAATGTCAAACGTAATTAATCAATTACTCGAATCTGCAAACCCATGGCAGAGTATGCAATCAGACGCTCAGCGTCTTAGCAAAAAATGGGCAAAATCAGGTTTGTTAGAAGGCATGAAGACTGAAGTTGAAAAGAATAACATGTCAGTTATTCTTGAGAACCAAGCTAAACAATTAGTTGTTGAGCAATCTCAAACTGGTCCTTCATCTGCTACTTTCACTCCTGGTACTGGCGCTCAATACGCCGCTGTTGCTTTACCTTTAGTACGTAAAGTATTCGGTCAAATCGCTGCTAAAGAATTCGTTTCTGTACAGCCAATGTCATTACCTGCTGGTTTAGTATTCTTCTTGGATTTCCAATATGGTACTAACGGTAAGGTAAACTTCGTAGATGGTCAATCACTTTATGGTTCATCTTCAGCTAACTTCGGTAACGCTGCTTCAGGTGGTCTTTATGGTGCTGGTCGTTTCGGTTACTCAACTAACCAGTTCTCATCTTCAGTTATCTCTCAATCAGTAACTGTAGGTTCAGCTTCATGGGCTCAAACAAACTGGGATGGTCAATATTCAGCTTCATTAGATGGTTCAGGTAACGTATTAGGTTTAGTTGCTATCACTATCGCTACTTCATCTATCTCTTCTGTTTTAGATGTAAATGGTGTTCGTGCTTTCTTTGCTACTAACACTGCTATCACTGCAAACGACGTTCAACCTGCTTACACTTCATTAGTAAATAATGGTGGTTCTATCTTATGGATTGCTAATGGTGCTCCTGGTGAAAACACTACAGACTGGACAGTTTATTACAACAAGTTAACTAACTTCCAAACTGCTGGTGATTTCGAAGATGGTAACCCTTACGCTGTACCGAATGATATCTCTTCTTCTGTAATCGCGATCCCTCAGATCAACGTACAAATGAGAAGTGAGACTATCTCAGCTAAAACTAAAAAGTTAAAAGCACAATGGACTCCAG